TCCTAAAGGAGTTACTATTTTTGGTAGATGGACTGCTTTTGAGGGAGATACTGCTAAGCAAGGCATAGCCTATTTTGGCTAATGAACCTTTCTCTTGGCTCTTCTCTTGGGTCGGTTGCTGTAGCTAGTCCAGCAAGTGCGCCGATACCTTTTGCTGATAATTATAGTATAGACTTAGATGGGTCTGACGATTTTATCGACGTAAGTAATTTTGATCCAAGTAGTGAGATTGGCACAGGCGCGTTCACCATGAGCATGTGGATGAAGCCAGACTCTGATGCTAACCAAATTTTTTGGTATATGGGCAATTCAGACATTACTACAATGATGCGAATGAATTACCTTGCTTCTTCAGGTGGTTTCAAAATTTGGGCAAATATTAGTAACACTTGGACAGATCAATATCCTCATGTTAACATTACCACAACAACTAACAGGTGGTACAATGTTACTGTGGTTAGATCAGGGACAACAGTTACATTATATGTAAATGGAACCAACTCTGACTCAAAGACTCACGCAAGCTTAGCAACTGGTTTTGGGTCAGAACATAATGTCGGGAAGTATCGAACCTCTCATCATCTTGATGGGCATATTAATGATTATGCGATTTGGGATGAAGCTCTTACTTCTTCTGAGGTAATAGCAATTTATAATAATGGAGTTCCTATTGATCTTTCAGCAGATTCAGGCAATTATGCTTCTTCTGCTAACCTTATTGGTTATTGGAAGATGGAGGAAAATACTGGAACTAGCATTGCTGATAGTTCGTCTAATAGTAATGCCGCAACCCTAACCAACGGGCCAGCTTTTAGCTCTGATGTTCCTTTGTTTAATTATTTTAGCCTAGATTTCGATGGCACAAATGATTATTTATCAACTAGCTTAGTTACCAACACTTACAGTTTTAAAAACGGCTTTAGTGCAAGCCTCTGGGTTAAGTTAGACGATGTTAGCACTACTCAAGACTTTTTTGGACGCTATGGTAACTCTACTGGCAGGTTTTACTTTGGTATATCAGGAACCAAAGTTCGTGCGGCAATAGGCACATCTTACGATACATCTACATTGTCTCACGGAATGTCTACTGGAACATGGTATCATGTTGCATACACGTTTAGCGGAGGAAGCTCTGGCACATTTACCTACTACCTTAATGGGTCTAGTGTTGGCACTATATCTTTTACTTGGACAACTGATTCAGGTTCTTATGAGCCTATGCACATTGGCGGACTTAAGAATGGAGGTAATGTGCATCAGAACCCGACTAATGGTAAACTAGATGAGCTTGCTTTGTATAATTCTGCGCTTTCAGCCAGTGACATAACGGCGATTTATAATAGTGGCGCACCTGCAAATCAAGCTAGTGACTCAGATTTAGTTGCTTATTGGAGGATGGAAGAAGGGAGTGGGACAAGCATAGCTGACAGTTCTTCTAATTCAAATACTGCAACACTTAATAATGGTCCAACTTTTAGCACCGACACACCATGAGCCGAACATACGTAATTTTAAACGCTACTGAAGCAGATAGCATTAATTTTAATAATGTGCTAGAAACTTCTTCCAACACTTTGCGTTGGAATAATCCATCTCAAAGTGTACGCAAGACATTTGTTAAGTACGAGGGTAGCACTCCCTCATGGCTATCGGGTAAAACTACTTACACTGAGGCGCAAATATTACCTATTTTAAATGATCCAGAAGGCGAGTGGTTTATTGAGGACGACTAATTATGTTTCCCCCAGAAGTACTGACGTTTATTGTCACCTTTGTACTTAGGACAGTAGCGGAGAAGTGGCTTTCTTCTGGAGAGGAGAAGGCAAGGGCGAGAGCCATGGAGCTTAAGATGATTGAGCAGGAGCTCAAGGCTCAAAATAGCATTCGTGCTATGATTGATAAAGCTTTGTTCGGTTGGACTATGAGTATCTTAGCGTTTATAGCGTTCGGGTGCATCATAGGTGTAAGAATAGTAGGGCCATTATTTATTCCAGACATTCCTATATTCTATGCTTACCCAGAAGAGACGGGTGGGTTTTTGTTCTTTACAAGCGGAAGTGAGAAAGTCAAGTTTGAGCAGATGCAAGGAATTACATTCCTTCCCTCAGACTCACATATACTATCAGCTATAGCCGGATGTTTTTTTGGAAGAATTAGAAAATGAATGATAAGTATCTACCTATTTTTGGTCAAATTGGTGGCTATACAGCAGGAGTCTTATCTTGGCTTGAACATGCTGACAATATAGTCGGCCTAATAGGAACTCTTTGTGCCGCCTCACTCTCAGTGTGGGCTTTGTACGATAAAATAAAGAAAAGTAAAAACTAATGCCAACTTACAGTGACACCAGCTACTATGGCTCTCAGTACGGATCAGGTGGTGGCTGGGGTAATCCCCACACTTTTGGCGCATCACATCAACCATTCGGAAGCGTTAATATGAGTAAAAGTTCAGGTGGTACTAATTGGTTAGGGTTGGCTGGTTTGGCTATTGGCGGAACAGGCTATTATCTTTCGTATAAAGAGCAGAAGAAAATGCGTAAACAGCAAGAAAGCCAGTTTCGACGCATGATGGATGCTTATAATAAGCCTAATTCAGACCCTAAGCCATTACAACAAACAGGTGGTGAGGTTTCGGCAGTCCCAAGAGGGAGGGCTACTCCTAAGAAGAGGAAACCAAAGGGTCCAAGTAAAGCTAATCAAGGTTTATTGTCTGTTGATAGTGAGCCTAGCCTATTAGGTGTAAGTAGATAACTATGTGATATGCCACGTGAATTAGATCCAATTATAATAGGGTATGACCCTTCTGGGGGCGTCAATCAGGCCTATGGCAACATATATGGTGGCACTTATTCTGTAGGTGAAGCCGAACCTACTGGTTGGAATTTCGGAGACGAAGCAGGATGGGGAGTTCAGGGCAACCTGATGACCGATATAATTAAGGGTACTGTGGCTGCTGGTATTACTTATGGAATTAAAGCGCTTGGGGATAAATTTTTTAGCTGGCTTTTTGATGATGATGATAGTGACAAGTATCATTATTTAACCCCACAGGCAGACGCCAAAGCTGAGGAACTATGGATAGAGTATGCTCCCCCTGACTATGTTTTATCTGGAGAAGCAGCCAAAGCCCATAATGTAAGGACCTTTTTTACAAAAGATGGAATGTATTCTTATTCCCTTAATCCTGAAGAAAAATTTGTAGGAACGCATTATGTTTCATGGGAAAACTTAGCAGATTATAACGACACTCAGGGATCAGTTTTAAAAAATCAATTCCTTGATAGGAGGGCTAGTGCTAATAATGGCGAACAGATACGCGCTGATGTGCCAATTCCTTATGGAATAAGGTGGAATGAGGTAGGGGAATGGCTTCCATACGAAAGAGGTGAGAGCTTATGGAACGAATTTGAAGAACTAAAAGAGGCAGGAGCGACAGAAAAGTATGGTAAATATCGCAATGATGGTGGCTTTGCTGGCAGTACGGAGGGTATACCATATATTCAGACTGAGGGGGAGTTTATACAAACAGCAAGAAATGATTTAGTTACACAAGCCTATAGAAATCATTTAACATCAGGAGATATTTATTATGGTGAGGGAACTCACCCAATGATTAATGGGGATTTTGTTGATTGGACTAATGGGCCTCCAACTGGTCTTCCTAATAGTGGAATGCCTCAGGGTTATCATTCCGACCAAGACTGGCAAGTTTACAAGCTTTACGAAGACACTAAACTTGGCAGAGAAGTCTATCAAGCTAGGCATAGGAATGGTGAGGATTACAAGTATATAGTTAAAAATAATAAAACAATACCAGACCACCTAGGTAATGGCTATCCTACCCGTTCTGGTGAGTTTGAGATTGGGCAACAATCTTTTTTTAAGGATTTTTATAATCCTTACCAAGACAGGGTTGATGACTATATTATTCAGAACCTTGAGCGCCGTAACGTAGATTGGGATAGTTTAACCTATGCTGAGAAGTTCAACGAAGTTAAAAGCATAATTGATGACGACAAGGCTTGGCAGGACTTTGCCAACCAATCTGGGCTTGATCTTGGTAAAAACGCAACCCAGCAAGAGATGGGGAATTTCATGCGAGATCACATGAAGATCCTCAATAACCATGACAACATAGCTACTGTTTTAGAGCATCCTTTTAAGGACGCATATGGTGATTACTCGATGCCTGATCTCAAATTTGATGATGATGGGTTTCTAACAGGATATGATGATCCTAAGCATTTATTTAATACTCCAGCACCGGGATTTAAGGATAAGGTTGAGCCAACTAGCTATGGTACTTTTACAGGGTTGGCAATGCTAACCGCTGCCGCAAGCATATATGATGATTATGTTTCCGAAGCCAATGAGCGTTATGTTCAGCCAAATCCTAAAGTCGAAACCCCTGATGACTTTGAAAAATATATTGGCTATGACTTTCGTTTTGTCCCCAAACAATATCAAGAAGAAATAGATAAGCTTAGGGGTGTTCAGGAGCTAGAAAAAAAGAAAGAAGAGGAGCTACAAAAGCAGAAAGACCTTGCTGCACAGGGACCTGTTGGGCCAACAAGCAATTTCACTACTGACAGAGATAGACAAATAACGGAAACATTAAAAGCCCGAGGTTATTCGGACAGGGAGATAAGATTAATTCTTGGAGGGCAAGACCCTAAATCTCTTCCTACCGAAGACGATTTGGCGCAAGCAAAACAAAACGCTAGGCAGGGGCGAATTGATGAAGGCCGTGACACTTCTGATGAAAATAAAGGGCGACCTGTGGTTGGGACGGCTGATCCAACTGACCCTGAAGATACAACTGGAGGGCAACCAGATCTAACAACAGAGGAAAAGAATGAGCAGGGCAAAGAGGATGCTAGGCAAGGAAGACGTGACACTTCTGATGAAGATAAAGGTAGACCTGATCCATTAGCATTTAGAAAAGCTAGGTTAAAGGAGCAGGGCCATACTGATGAAGAGATTGATCAGATTTTGTACTGGGAAAACGAATCTCCAATAACTCAAGAAGAGTACAATAATTTAAGTGGTGAAGATAAGCTTCTTTTTTATATGGGCGAACAGCTTAAGAAAAAAGATTATACTGATGAAGAGATCGAGGCAGTAATTGGCTTAGGTTATTTTGAAATAATTAACGATGGGCAGAGCCAGAAGGGGCTAACTGGCGGAACGACTACTGATACTACCGATACTACTGATACCACTGATACTACTGATACCACTGACACTACCGACACTGGTAATACTGGCATTAATATTGATCTTACTGGAAGCGGCACAACAGGAGGAGAAGAAGGAGGGGATAATGGTGTTGTTGTGGATGAAGGAACAGAAGAGGAAGAAGGTGATGATGGTGTTATTGTAGATGAGACTGAAGAAGAAGAGGATGATACTGGTCTTATTGTGGACGAGACTGAAGAAGAAGAGGATGATGATGGCATTATTATAGAAGAGGAAGATGAGGAGGAAGATGATGGTCTTCAAATAGATCTTTATGGGGTCCCTCAAGAAGGTGGTGGTTATGGCGACTTTTCTACTATGGATCGCCCTGATGCAAATCTTTGGGCCGATGACCTTGAAGATATTGAATATCGTGAAGAGTTGACCTCTTTCCCTGAATATGCTTCAGCAAGAAGGGGCACTGCATACAAGAAGCGTGGTAATGCAGCTATAATTTAATATGAAAGTAGCAAGAGAGACAATTAATGGGCTATTGGATCGTTTTTCCGATCTTAAGTCTAGGAGGACAACATGGGAACCTCATTGGCAAGACATCCGCCATTTAGTTAGGGTTAATACCAGTGATTTTTCATTTAATGCAACTAGAGGGCAGAATCGTCATGAAAATATATATGATGGCACAGCTCCATGGGCGTTAGAACAGTTTGCGGCTGGACTGCATAGCCACTTAACAAATCCATCTATTCGTTGGTTTAATTTAGAGGTTGAAGGCTTTGAGGCTACATCTTCTCCAGAAATTCTTTCTTGGGTTGAGGAGGTGTCTGATATAGTGTATGGGGCCTTTGCTGATCCTGAGTCTACCTTTAATCCTGCCTTGCATGAATCTTACATGGATCTTGGAGCATTTGGCACGGCTGTACTTTTTCAAGATTGGGCTATGGATAAGAATAAGCTTTCTTTTCGTAGTTTTCCACTTGCTGACTGCTATATACAAGAAAACCATGATGGCATAGTAGATACTATATTTAGGCGCACGTTAATGTCTGCACGTCAGGTTGCCCAAAAATTTGGGCAAAATGAACTTCCTGAGCAAATGAAGAAAGACCAGCCTGACAAGGAATGGGAAATCATTCATTGCGTGTATCCCCGTGAAGATTTACCTTTATTAAAGGGCATAAAGACCAAGTACGAGATGCCTTTTGGCTCTTTTTGGTTTTCTGACGAATGTAAGCATATTTTTGCTGAGTCTGGGTATAATAGTTTCCCTTACCATGTGCCTCGATGGAGTAAATTAGCTGGAGAGATTTATGGTAGATCTCCAGCTATGACTTGTCTGCCTGACATTAAAATGATCAATCAGATGAGCAAAGTTGTCATTAAGGGTGCCCAAAAGGCGGTAGATCCTCCGCTTATGGTTCCTGATGATGGGTTCATGTTACCACTAAAAACGGCTCCTTCCTCGTTGATATTTTATCAGCAAGGAACTGATCCGATCCAACCATTGGAAACCCGCGCTCGTATTGACATAGGCTTGGATATGATGGAACAACGGCGAGATCATATAATTAAGTCCTTCTTTGTGGATTGGCTGTTGCAACAGAAAAACCGCACAGAAATGACTGCTACGGAGGTTATGGATCGTCGTGAAGAGAAGTTGCGTATGATGGCTCCCATGATAGGCCGCTTGGAGAGCGAGCTTCTCGGGAGGATTATTTCTCGTTCATTTGAGTTATTAAGAGCTAATCAAATGATACCTAATCCGCCTCCGATTATACAAGGTGCAGGGCTGTCGTTAAGCTATTCTTCTCCTGCCTCTACTGCTCAAATGAGTGGAAAGTCAGTAGCAATACAAAAGTTCCTAGAGGACTTAGTGCCAATGGCTCAAGTTGATCCATCTGTTATGGATAAAATTAATCTTGACGAATTTGTTAAAGTTATGGCTGAATTGAGAGACGTTACCAGAAGGATTATTCGTCCTGATAAAGAGGTATCTCAAATGAGGCAAAGTAGGCAGGAACAGGAAATGATGATGCAACAAGCAGAGATGGCTAAGCCTATGGCAGGTTCTATTAAGGACTTAGCTCAGGCCGAAGCTTTGACTGCTGGATTGGAAGATGCGTAATATATTATCCGAAAGAGCGGCACTACATAAGGACTACGAGTCTGTATTTAAGTCTCCAGCTGGAGTAAATGTGCTTAATCATCTATCTCGTAAGTTTAATCTGAGTACACCTACCTTTACTCAAGGAGACACTCATATGAGTGCTTTTAGGGAGGGGCAGAGGCATGTAGTGCTCACAATTTTAAAATTCATAAACAAAGATAGCAAACAGCTATTAGAACAAGCTAAGGACATAATCGAAGATGAGTGAAGAATCCGCACAAACAGAAGATAGTGGTACATTGTTAGATACTCCTGTCTCAAATGAAAATAACCCATTATCCACATGGAAGGACTCTCTTCCAGATGACATTAAGAATGATCCTTCATTACAGTCATTTAAAGATGTAGATGGATTAGCTAAGTCATATATCCATGCCCAGAAAATGGTGGGGTCTGAAAAGACTTCTATCCCCCGCGAAGATTGGACTGAATCCGACTGGGCAGGACATTATGATAAATTAGGAAGACCAGACACTCATGAAAACTACAAAAATCCAGACGGCGTTGAAGCTGATCTTTCTGCTAGTAAAAAAGCTTTGTATGAAGCTGGTCTCTCTTCTAGGCAGGCTGATAGTGTTCTTGCACACATTAATGACCTTTCTGAGGGACTGGTGGCTGAAAAAGACAAAGAACTGCAACAAAATGTAAACGAAGCTAGAGATGAATTGGCCAAGGAATATGGTCGTGATGCACCTCATAAGCTTGATGTAGCAAAGGGAGTGTTGCAGAAATTTGGATCTCCAGAGCTATTACAGCAACTTAATGATAGCGGAATGGCTAATAACATAGAGCTAATCAAGGCTTTAGTTAATGTTGGTGACTTAATTATAGAAGATGATGTTCGTGGTGGAAGGTCTACTATCCATCTAGACAGTAATAATAATGCGTTAAGCGAAATTAATGTTCTTAAAGGCGATAATGCTTTTATTGAAAAACTTAACAATAGAAATTCTATAGGACACAAAGAAGCAGTGGAAAGGTGGCAACACTTACATGCCGTAGCTTTTGCTGAAAATTCTTGACATTCATATATTTATATAAAACTTTTACATCAGGACAACCGAAAGGCCCTGCAAAGAACTGGTGATGCGACCACAAACGCAAGGTAAGGCCCGTGAGGACAACCTAGCCGAAACAAGCTAAATTAACCTCAAAACTATAAACTATGTCTAGTGAAATTGATACCGCATTGGTACAAACGTACCGCAGTAACATAGAGATCCAGTTCCAGCAAAAGGGTTCACGCTTGCGTAATACAGTTCGCGTTGAATCCCAGAAATCGGAATTTGATTTTTATGATCGTATCGGACCAGTTGACGCTGTGGAAATCCAGAGCCGACACTCCGATACTCCATTGTTAGAAACACCTCATACTCGTAGGCGCGTTGGAATGCGTGACTTTGACTGGGCCGATATGATTGATCGCCCTGACAAGATCCGTATGCTAGCCGATCCTACCTCAAGCTACACGCAGAATGCCGTTTATGCGCTAGGTCGCAAAATGGACGACATTATTATTGAAGCCGCAACAGGAACCGCCTCAACTGGAAAAGATGGTGGCTCAAGTCTAAACTTCGCTACCGATGGCGGACAGACCATTGCCAATACTTACGTTGAGCAAGGTGCCGCTGCTACTTCTAATCTTACGATTGGAAAGCTTCGTCGCGCTCGTTACTTATTTGATAAGAACGAAGCAATTGATGATGGTGATGGCTTGACTCTAGTAGTTACAGCTTCCCAGATTCAAGCTTTACTGCGTACAGTAGAAGCTACAAGTAGTGACTATAATACAGTTCGCGCTCTAGTTAATGGCGAAATTAACAGCTTTATGGGCTTTAATTTTGTTCGTACTGAAAGGCTTACCAAGACAAGTGCCACTCGTCATTGTCTTC